AACGGCCATTGCTAAGGCAAAGCCAGCTGAGGCCCCTCCTGCAGTGACTGCCGTCCCACCTATTGTTATCGCGTCTGCTTCAACTGTTCCGTCAAAGTAAGCGTCTTTAAACTCTAATGAGTTTGTGCCTAAATCTATATCATTATCAGTTATTGGAACAAGCGCTCCATCTTGAAGCTTTATTTGCTGTGTTCCATCAATATCAAAAATAATAGCGTTATCTGTTCCAAAATCTATGTTAGCATGTGAAGATCCATAACCTATTGCCAAACTTGTATTATATACAGAAGTGATTGCTGTTTCGGCCCCACCAGTTAAAACTGCTGTTCCACCAACTGTTATTGCATCTGCCTCTACCGTTCCATCAAAGTATGCATCCTTAAATTCCAAAGAATTTGTGCCTAAGTCAATATCATTGTCTGTTATTGGAACAAGTGCACCATCAGTAAGTTTTACTTGCTGTGTTCCATCAATATCAAAAATGATGGCATTGTCAGTGCTGAAATCTATGTTAGCGTCAGATGATCCATATCCAAGCACTAAACTCGAATTAAGTACTGAAGTAAGACTTGTTTGTGCCGCTGATAATGCAAAGTCTATGGTATTATCACCATCTTGATAGGTGACAGTAATTCCTGTTTCAGTATTGCTACTGACCATCGCTCCTGCTGTATCAGCAATATATTCCGCTAGTGTCGTTCCATCTACAGTGTAAGCGTCAGCCTCAAGTGTCCCATCAATGTCCGCATTACCTGATATATCTAATGTTGCAGCATCTAATTCACCAGATAAAGTAATATTAGTAGCGCCAGTAATAGCACCATCTAATGCAACAGCTCCATTAATGTCTATTGTCGTTGCAGCTATTTGTATTTCTGTGTCTGCTACTAAATCTAATTGTCCGTCTGTGGATGAATAAACATATAAACCCGTATCTCTAAAAAGTAATTTATTAGTGCTATTTAATGTTAATCCAGTGCCATCTGTATGTGTTAAAGTTGTATCTGAATCCGCACCAAATTTTAATACGGCTGAGTCTGATCCTAAAATAAGATCATCTGGTAGTGTTACATCTGCGCTAGCATCTTCATAAACAGCCTTACTTGCTGGTAATGTTGCAAAAACATCTTTTGTTCCAGCACTAAAATCAACAGCACTATCACTATTTGAACTAGCAATAACAGTTGTTCTTGCTAGTGTATCAGTAGAAGCATCAGTTACAGTTCCAACACCAGTTTCCCATTCTGATTCATCACGGTTAACGATGGCATAATATGTCGTATTGCCATCACCAACACCTGCAACAAAAGTTTGAAATCCTGAAACAGCACCACTTAAATTGAGCGTACCTGTTCCAGTCGTTGTTGATGTTTCCTTTACTCTGTCGTCTAAAACTAGAGCCATATCCTATCTCCTATGCCAGCCTTAAAATAGCATTACTTGCATCTGCCGCTGGGAATTGAATTGTAAACGTTCCACTTGTTGATGTTTTATCACCACCAAAGTCCAACACACATACTGCTTTATTAGAATTACTACTATTATAAACCACTGCGCCTCTTGCTGTAATTGTTGCTGATGTAAATGATATATCAGAAAAATCACAAAGAGCAGTTGTTCCAGAAGTAGTTGGTGTTACACTTGTTAATGATCCACCACCAGCTGTATAAGTTCCTGAAGCTGATACTTCATTAGAACTTGAATAAGCGGTCGTGGAAGCACTTAAAGTCGCTGAACTTGTGTACAATGCAATTTTAAAAGTGTCGCCAGTTGTAGCCGTGAAATCATGTCCTTCGACAAGAATTTCTTGCTTAAAACTGGTACAGACAGCTTGAGTTATTGCCATATCTTATCCTCCTGTGGATGTTTGTTCTTTTTGTAAAGGAATTCTTAATTCCCCTTCCATATACTCATCTCTACGGTGCTTTCCAGATTGTTCAATAGCCAATCCTTGAATAGCGCGTTGATATGATTGTTCATATAATTGCAGCATTTCAGCTGGTCCCTTCAAGAATTTGAAGGCTTCTGCAAGACATCCATATAATAATGCTGATGGAGCATTGTTGCCCAACCATGAGGTTGTGTTACTACTAGATAGTCTTGTTGGTAGTCTAGTAATACCTAATTCTATATTATACGCTGCATCCGGCGTTGGTGCAACATAAATTGTATTATGGTCCCACCACGCCCAGTATTTAGGTGTGCTAGTAGATGTTCGATTTGGCCAATATTCATTTAAATATGTTAAATCTTTTCTCTCTAAAAATGTCCTAGTTGCTGCACCAGAAGCAGGCCAAATATGAACTGATCTAATTGTAGCGAGTGACGTTGGATCTGGAGATGATCCACCAGGCAAAGAAACAAAAGGATTGCTAGATGTTACAGTTGAATATTGGTGTGATTTAAATGCATCAATATCAACCTCCCTTAATATCCTGTTTTCAGTGTGCTCAATAAAATCATCTGTAATAGTTGATGATAGAACATCCGTACTTGTTTCAGTATAATTTAAAATCTGTGTTGTTAATTCCGCGTATGTTGTCATTAGTTACTCAATGTCGCTGGTCCAGCAGAGGCATATCCTCCACCACCATTACCTGTTATAGATGGTGATGTTGACACCGTAAAAGTATAAAAATCATCATCTGTTTTTGTTATACTATACCCATCTTCATCTTCCAGTTCGCTTACAGAAGCACCAAATAAATTTCCAGTGACATCCCTAAATCTCACAGTATCACTACTTGATCTTCCATGATCAGGTTCAAATACTGATACTGTTGCGCTACTAGCCGTAAACCTAAAAGGATTACGAGGAAGTAGTGTAGCAACCGCACTTTCTGTTCTAGCCGGCCTTGGAAATTGTAATGATTCCGCATCTGCTTTATGCTTATGTGGTTTATCCTGTGCTGTTTTTGGTTCAAATTCACTTGTATGAACACGTGAACCATTCCACTCTACAACCATTTCCTTATAGGGATATTCCATTCCACTACGATCAGAAATAAATTTAGCGTATTTTCCTCTAGCGTAAGCCATCTATCCTACCATTTAGAATCTTTAGGTCCAACCCAACTATACTTTCCACCTTTAGTAGCAGCTCCCATTCCTTGTGTAGTTCCTTTAACAGTACCCACAGCAACAGAAACAGCTTTTTCTTTTTCTTTAGCGCCAGCATTAGGAATTGAGATAGTTCCTCTATCACTCCAATTTCCCTTTACTCCACCTTTAGAATTTCTTCCGGCATTAGAATCTTTGTTCCAATTTGGATTACTCATTTTTCCTCCTTTTTACATTCGCAATTTTTGCATTCACATTGACCACCACAGCAAGAACCTCCATCACTGCAATGGCATTCATGATCGCAATTTTTACATGTCGTCATATTAACCCCTATGGTATATATGCCTGTGCTGGTTCAACCCTGAACGATGTTCGTTCACGGTCATTATCCGCAGCACGTTTAAACTCTTCGTCATACACCGATTTCAAGTTTGCACTTAACATTGGTGCCTTTTTTAAACTTATATAATAAGCTAATCCTGCACTTAAACAAGGAAGAAAATAGAAAGGAACATCGGCATTATTTGTATAATCACCAGCATCCTGTATTCTCCCAACATAAAAATATTTAAATATGTATGCTTTATTCGGACTTGGGTATAAGAATAATGTCATATCATTTTCAGGTCTTCCAGTTGAAGAAGAACCGCCGACAGTTACTTGCCCTGGAATTAAAGCAAATTGTGTTGGTCTAGCATCACCACTAGAAGAATTCTCTTTCTTAGCTAAATTCATATATTCAGTTCTAGAAATTCTATTCATAGCAACATCAGTTGTACTACTATTACCTTCTAGATTAGATGTAGCATCAGTAGTAGTTGTTACCACCGCATCTACTATATCTACTACTTTTTGATCAATTGAATAATAATTTGTCCCGGCCGTTAGAGTCTGCGTTGCATACTCAATGGTCCATAGATTTAATCCACGATTAGCCCATTCCGCAAACATCAAGTTTAAAGATCGCTTGGCTGTTTTTAAATCATAGCCTTCGCCAACTTGCAATTGA